GAAGCAGATCCAGAAATTATTGAATTCGTCATGGAATTCGGTAAGAGATATGGATACACATTCGAGCACGAAGCAACCTACGACCGAATGTGCCTCGTCAACGACGCAGTCTATATTGCCAAGTATGCCTCAGGAGAGTGGTGCGATCAGCGATACGGATATATTCCGGAAAAGAATGAGAAGAAGCCAGGAAAGTGGGATGCAACGGGAACTCAATTCCAAGTACCGTTCATATTCAAAACGTTGTTCTCACACGAGCCTATCGAATTTAAGGATAAATGTGAGACAAAGACAGTAACAACAGCTTTATATTTGGACATGAATGAGGGTCTTGGTGAAGATAAACATGATTATCATTTTGTCGGAAGAGCTGGCCAGTTCTGTCCTATCAAGCCTGGATGTGGAGGAGGTCTTCTCATGCGAGAGAAAGACGGAAAGTACTACGCAGCAGGTGGAACAAAAGGATATCGTTGGCTTGAGTCTGAAGAGGTTAAGGCCCTAGGGAAAGAAGATGATATCGATACTAAATATTATTTGGACATGGTAGACGAAGCAGTCATTTCCATATCCGAATATGGAGACTTTGAATGGTTTATATCTGAAGACGAACCGATGGAACGTAAACACTCAAGGGCCAAAAGGCCATTCAGTAAGAAAGAGCTTAGACATAATCACATTGTAAACTACACGGTTAAGAAAGGAGCAACAAATGTCAACTTACAGTAACATTACAGTAGAGGGAGCGCAGATCAAATACAGAAACTTTGCAGGAAGAGAGCGCGGACTTAATCCTGCAGGAAGAAGAAACTTCTGTGTAATATTCGACGAAGAGACGGCGAATAGACTTAGAGAAGACGGATGGAATGTCAGAATGGATAAGTATGGCGACGAAGTTCTGCAGGTTGCAGTAGAGTACAAGAATTTCCCGCCTAGAATAGTTCAGATATCCGGAAACAATAAGACTGTTCTTACAGAGAAGCAGGTTGGCCTTCTTGATGATGCTGAGATTATCAACGTTGATCTAATCATCAGGCCATACAATTACAATGTGAACGGTAAGTCTGGTGTTAAGGGATATTTGAAGACTGCTTACGTTACTATACAGGACGACTTCGGAGGAAAGTATGCCGATATTCCTGAAGTAGATACTCCAAGCATATTCAGTGACGAGATGGAAGAGCAGGCTAATGATATTCCGTTCTAAGGAAGGTGATGTAATTGAGTGTTCAGCTTGATGGCAATCAGTTAACAGCACTAGAGCAACTTAAGAGTGGATCTATATTGTGCGGAGGTGTTGGCTCTGGTAAGTCAAGAACGTCCTTGGCATATTTTACCATCAAAGAGTGCAAAGGCGGTCTTGATGGAGAGCCGATGAAAGAGCCTAAGAATCTGTATATTATCACTACGGCCAAGAAGAGAGACAGTAAGGAGTGGGAGGATGAATTTCCTCCCTTTCCTTTTGGCTCAATTGATATTTGCATTGATTCATGGAACAACATAGGTAAGTATTCCGATGTAAGAGATGCGTTCTTTATTTTTGATGAGCAGAGACTCGTTGGATCAGGCGCATGGGTCAAAGCATTTTTGAAGATATCGAAGACTAACCATTGGATTCTTCTTAGCGCTACACCTGGCGATACATGGATGGATTATATTCCGGTTTTCATAGCTAACGGCTTCTACAAAAGCAGAACCGAGTTTATAAGACGGCATGTTGTATATAGTAGGTTTGCTAAATTTCCAAAGGTTGATCGGTATGTCGAAACTGGTCGGTTGCTAAGACTCAGGAAATCTATACTGGTAAACATGAAATATGTGAAGCCGACTCAGCAACATCATTTTCGTATAACCGTAGGCTATGACCACATGTTGTATAAGTGCGCAATTAAAGACCGATGGGATATTTTCAAGGATGAGCCTCTTAAAGATGTTTCAGGTCTATGCTACTTGCTTAGACGAATTGTGAATACCGATAGTAGCAGGGTAGATGCAGTTAGACGCCTTGTCTCTGAACATCCAAGGACAATCATATTTTACAACTTTGATTATGAGCTCGATATTTTACGAGAACTTGGAGAAGAACTGAATATTACGACTGCCGAATGGAATGGGCACAAGCACCAGCCAATACCCGAAGGAGACAATTGGATATATTTGGTCCAGTATACTGCAGGAGCAGAAGGATGGAACTGCACAACTACTAACGTGATCATATTCTATTCGCAGAACTATTCGTACAAGGTTGCTGTACAGGCGGCCGGCAGAATAGACAGACGGAACACCCCGTACACCGATTTATATTACTATCACCTCAGATCTAACTCCTCAATCGATGTTGCAATTCATCAGGCACTGTCACGAAAGAAGAACTTTAATGAAAGGGGATTCGATGCCTAGGTTATATTCTAAACCTGGTAAGCCTCCTAAGCATCCTCAGATAGTTATTTTGGAGACTGGAGAAGTATTTGACACTTTTAAAGAAGCTGCTGATGCTATAGGAGGAGATAAATCAAATGTCAGAAGAGTAGTCTATGGCGTACAGTCAAGTCACAGAGGCTACCACTTTAAGTTTCTAAATAATTAGAGGCTCAAGAATTACAACGCATATAATAGGAGGAATAGGACTTTTTACGAGTCCTTTTTCTTTTTATGCGGAAAGAGGTACCAAAATGCGAGAGAACAAATTCCAGAGCAATTTGATCAAAGAGATAAAGAATCTGTTCCCAGGTTGCATGGTGCTGAAGAATGACCCGAATTATATTCAGGGCATTCCGGACTTACTTATTCTGCATGGTAAGAAGTGGGCTACTTTGGAGTGCAAACGATCGGCAGATGCTCCGATTCGACCAAACCAGGCCTATTATGTAAAGCGCATGAATAAGATGTCCTTCTCAAGATTCATATTTCCAGAGAATAAAGAGGAGGTATTACGTGAACTTCAATCCGCATTCAAATCTGGTAGGTCAACACGCGTTTCTAAGCGCAAGTAAGTATCACTGGATTAATTACGATGAAGAGAAACTTATCTCGTCATATAACAAATACAGAGCTGCTCAGATGGGGACTCGTTTACACGAATTAGCGTGCGAGCTTATTAGTCTAGGCATCAAGCTTCCAAGGTCAAAGAAGACTTTGAACTTATATGTCAATGACGCAATAGGCTATAAGATGACACCCGAGCAGCCTTTATATTTTTCAGAGAACTGTTTTGGAACCGCAGACTCTATTGCATTCAGAAACGATTTTCTGAGAATTCATGATTTGAAGACTGGTGATTCACCAGCATCTATGTCCCAGCTTGAGATTTATACTGCGATATTTTGTCTTGAGTATGGTATCAAACCTTCTGAGATTGGTAAGGAATTGCGCATCTATCAATCCGATGAAGTATTAGTCCATGAGCCCGAGAATGATCGGATATTCATGATTATGGACAAGATTGTATATTTCGACAAATGTATAGATAAACTCAAGACGGAGGCATAGAGATGTCATTTTTTGACGAACTATTACACACTGGAACCCCACAGATGTTTGACGGCGATCCGCATGGTTCTGGTAGATATAGACAAGGGTCTGGAGAGAACCCATATCAGCATGGAGCCGGATCATATTATGATCGAATAGATGAATTACAGGCTCAAGGTATGACATATACTCAAATCGCCAAAGAGCTTGGAATGAGCACAACAAGGCTTCGTGCTATAGTTTCTATTAAGAAAGAGGAGCAGATAGCAGCCGAAAGAGCAAAGTGCTTAGAGCTTAAGGACAAGGGATTTAAAAATCTACAGATTGCTACAGCGACTGGCCTGACGCCGTCAACTGTGGCTAATAGGCTTAAGCCTATTGAAGAAGCTCGAGCTAACAAAAACCGCCAAGTTGCTGATATTCTTAAGGAACAGATAGAGAATGGCAAGCCATATTTGGATGTTGGAGATGGTGTCGATAGGCAACTTAATATTCCAAAGACACGTCTTGAGAATGCCTTGAATATCCTTGAAGAAGAAGGATATCGCGTGAATACCCTTAAGATAGAGCAGCCAACAAATCCTAATCAGAAGACAACATTTAAGGTCCTCACTAAAGAAGAGACTCCTTATGGAGAAATATGGCAGAACCTTGATAAATTGAGGTCTCCGATGGGCGTGTATTACGACGAGACGGATAAGCCACGCGCTATTCAAACTCCATTAGATATCGATTCAAGTAGAATCGCCATCAAGTACGCCGAAGATGGTGGAAATCTCAAAGATGGTGTTATAGAGCTTAGACCTGGAGTCGAAGACTTGTCACTTGGCCAATCGGCATATGCTCAGGTTCGTATATCTGTCGACGGAACACACTATCTTAAGGGTATGGCCATGTATAGTAATGACCTTCCACCTGGTGTCGATATTTTGTTTAACACCAGCAAGCACGAAGGGACTCCTATGCTTGGTCCTAAAGACAACACAGTTCTCAAGCCTTTAAAAGATGACCCAGCAAATCCGTTTGGGGCGACTATACGTCAGTTAACAGATCCTGAGACAAAGAAAGTTATATCTGCGTGCAATATTGTAAACGACGATACTGACTGGGATAAGTGGTCTAAGAACTTAGCATCGCAGTTTTTATCTAAGCAGGAACCAGCTTTAGCTAAACGACAGCTAAATTTGGCATATGACGAAAAGAAAGCTGAATTTGAGAGGATTTGCAAGATCCCGAATGAGGCAGTAAAGAAACATATGCTTTTATCCTTTGCCGATGAATGCGATTCGGATGCTGTTGAACTTAAAGCAGCCGCTCTTCCTAGGCAGCGAACAAAAGTTATATTGCCATTGACAACAATCAAGGATAACGAAGTCTATGCTCCTGGGTATAAGACAGGAGAGCAAGTGGCACTTGTTCGATATCCTCATCAAGGTATATTTGAGATTCCAGTCCTCACGGTTAATAACAATAATAAAGAAGGCCGCGACATACTAGGTGAACCTAAAAATGCTATAGGCATAAATTTAAAGGTCGCTAATAAACTTTCTGGAGCAGATTTTGACGGTGATACTGTTGTTTGTATTCCTCTTAAAGGACAAAATATTAAAACAGCACGTACTCCTGTCGAATTAGAAGGTTTCGACCCTAAAGAAAGATATAAGCTCCCTGACAGTTCTCCGGAAGTTGGTCCAAAAACAGGATTCAACAAGCAAACAGAGATGGGAAAGATATCTAACCTTATTACGGATATGTCATTACAGGGTGCGTCTATGGACAAAATTGTCCGAGCTACAAAGCATGCGCAAGTTGTTATTGACGCCGAAAAGCACCATCTTGATTGGCGAAGATCGTATGAGGAGAACAGAATCGCGGAGCTTAAGGAAGAATTTCAGGGCGGAGCCAATAGAGGCGCAGCTACTATTATATCTAAAGCTAGTTCAGATGAACGAGTTCCTATACGTAAGAATTTTCAACCTACCGCCAGAAGAGAAGACGGTACCGGCGGCGATATTGACCCTAAGACTGGGAGAAAACTATATAAAGAAACGGGAGATGAAACCTATAAGTATAGGCGCAAGTATACTGGAGAAGATGGCAAGACTCACTCAAGTGAAGTCACTGTATTTAAAGATAAGAAAACTGGTGAGTTTTATTACAAAGACAAGACTACTGGTGAAAGAGAGCAAGTTCCTGCCGATAAGGTGAAGACTAAGTTCCGTACAGAGACGTCCAACAAGATGACTGAAATCTATAATAAAGGTGGCAATGCTTATGACTTAGTCTTTGACAAGAATAATAGGATTGAGAATTACTATGCAAGTTATGCCAATCGCATGAAGATGATGGCTAATGAAGCTCGCAAAGAGTATTTAGCAACTCCTAATCCTAAAGTTAACAAATCAGCTAAACAAACATATGCCGCTGAAGTTGAATCACTTAATCGTAAGTTGGATATTGCACTTCAGAATGCCCCTAGAGAAAGGCAAGCAACAGCTCTTGCATATTCTGAGTTAAGAAAGATTCGAAAATACAACCCCGAGATAGCAAATGATAAAGATGCCATGAAGAAAAAAAGGGCCCAGGTAATGGATGAAGCCCGCATAAGAACGGGTGCCTATAAACGAAGTGAGCGTAACTTTACCATTACTGATCGAGAATGGGAAGCTATTCAGGCTAATGCGGTTAATAATGAGACTCTTAAAAAAATATTCAGGAATACGGATAGTCAGAAATTAAAAGAGCGGGCGATGCCCCGTAATTCATATTCTATATCCTCATATTCTATATCTAGAGCCCGTGCTATGCTAAACATGGGGTATACAAGAGAAGAAGCGGCCGAAGCTATAGGAGTATCAGTG